CGGATGGCTGATAAGCTGCCAGCCACCAGTGTTGTCACCGGCGCGATACACACCGTCAGTATGCCGCTTGCCAAGGCCAACCGAGCCATAGGCATTCTGGCCGTAAATGACGGTCGTATAGATGTCGATAACCGAGCCGCTCGCAGAGCGAAGGTCGGCGCCCGACACAGGCGCACCAGAGTTCGTATCGATGGACGAATCTTCCGACATGACAAACCGGACGCCACGGCCTGCGCGGCCGTAATATCCGAATTCGCCCTCGACAAGCGCAACCTGGCCAGCATACTTCTCGACCGAGTTAAATCCAGTGATGGTCGAGATATTGTATGCAACGTCAGGATGGCAGATGCCCCAATAAGAAGTAAGAATTGGGACCGTGCCAATGTTCGTAGAACCGTTGCTCAACGGAGCAAAAGTCCGCGCCGAATTGCGCGTCAGGACGTTGATGATGTAATCAAGATCGCCCTGTGCGACAGCCGCGTGAACGGCACCAGTGGAAGCCACGTTCGCCGCATAAACCTGCGTGGACGAGTCCTCCATGACGTTACGCATAAGCATGTTCAATGAACGCCCTGCGGATTCACCGAGGATGTCCATGAGTTCCAGCGCCGTACCGCTGACAGAAAGAAGATCGACTTCTTCGGTCAGAATGTAGAACTGGCCATACTTGGCGACCAGCGCGGTTACGTCAGTGTTTGTCGGCGTGTCGGCGTTACGGCTGTTGCCATAGGCAGCAGTCGTGATTTCCGTCAGTGCCGATGTCGTCGGCGTCTCCTGCTCGAACCGGCGCCATTTTACGGTAGCCGTTCCGGCATTCGTCGCCATCTGTCCAGGTTGCGTGCCCGCAAAATACGGGCAGACCTGTTGAGCGCGGCGCAAGAACGCCTGCTCCATCAACGCATTTACTGGATGCGGGCTATACGTGCCCGTATCAATTGCTGTCAGTGCCATTTCTCAGGGCCTCCTAAGCCCCATGACACCTAAAGACCGTATTTAGACAATTCCTGTCTGAACTCGGTATTATTCATTCCACCGTAGTTCTTTTTTGGTTCTTCGGGTGTCTTTGATGAAGTGCCCCGAACGGCAGCCGCAACGGCCAGTTTGTCCGTAGTTGCTTCAACATCAACAGGCTTGTTCTTGGCCTGCTCCGCGTCCCATTGTTTCTTCAGCGAGGCGACAAGTTTCTTCGCCGCCGAAGGATTGGACTCGCGGTTATTCCAGATGTCATTGATACCTGGATTCTGCTCTGCAACGGTCGAAAGCCAACCCCTCACCGCCCAATCTGGAACCTGGGCATCGCCCTTTAAGTTCTTGATTACTTTAGTGAGGTCGTCTCGCTCTTTCGCCGCTACATGCGAACGCTTCAGATTTTCAACTTCTTTCTGGAGTTGAAGCACCACGTCATTCTGGGGCTGGGTAGCCGCAGGTGCGGGTTGTGGTTTTACCTGGGTATCGTACTCACTGAGAAGCGAGTCGAGGTCAGGCACGTTACTCTGTGCGCTAGCTACCTCCGCTGCGGACTGCGCCGCAGGTTCGGTGGCGGGTGCCACAGCTTGCGTATTTTCTTCGCTCATTTAGTCTCCTGTTGCGAAGTGGATTTGCCGGTCAAGGCGGCGATCCACTGATCGTGTTGCGCCACCTGACCGGATTGGTAGATAAACCGGGAACGCGCCGTTTCCGGCTTCTCGGCATCACTAACTCTGAATGTCGTAATCGTCGGACGCTCAACAAGCGCAAGCAGTTCCGAAAACCCCTCATGCTGCCTGATGTGGACAAGCAGGGAAGCCAGAACGTGACTCATTGCGGCTGTTGCAGCGCCAGATTTTGTAGTGCCGCGACCGCCGGTCCTGGTCCGACCTGCGCTCCGGCAAGGCTCGTTTCGCCCTGCCTGATCGCATCAAGATCGCTCCAGCCGGACTCGCGAAGCACTTGGTCAATCGCCTTGTTGTAATCAATCCGCATCGGTTTGCCGGTCTGGGCGTTGATCGCATCAAGTTTGGAGGCCAGAAGCAATCCATTGACCTTGTTCTGGAGCTTCTGGTTCTCATCCTGCGGGCCACCGGCGCCGAGCCACTCAAAGACCGCCTGCTCCGGCAATTGCTCCTTCGAGACTTCGACAAACCCGCCGTAGGAGGCAATGAAGAAACTGATTTTGTCCTTGCCGATGCTGTCGCGGCCCATCTGATAGGCCATGTCCAGCCACTTAAGCATCGGTCCCTGGCCCGAGGCGTTGACATAGTTCACGGTGCGAACCGCGCCGCGCTGCAACTCCGCATCCTTAGCAAAGGCTGTCGTGTGACTGATTGTCTGGGCGCCAAGCCGGGCCGGCAAAACCCCGACCAGATCAGCATAGAGGCTAATGGCGTTTGTCATTATTGCGCCCATCGTGGACGGGTCGCCACCTAGTTCTGTAAAGACCTTGAGACTTGCCGGATCGTTACTACCCCATTTCGCATAGGGATGAATCTTCGGGCCGCCCTGTGCCGCAAGAACCGGATCGGACCTGTCCCACCCAACTGGCGCAGCAATCTTCAATGCCCCACTATCAATCATCCTGTTTGCGGCTTCCGTCGCCAGAATTTGCAACGGACGACCTTTCATTAGCGGGCTTGTCGAATAGGCGTCATTTGCCGATTCGTACTGATATGGAAACAGCATGTAGCTTGAGAACGGATATTTCCTGAAGCGGAAGCGAACTACTGCCCTTGTAGCATTGCCACCGCCGTCCTTGCCGCCGAGCGCAACCGTTACAACGGCACCGGGAATAACAATGCTCCTAACCGTCTTGCGAGGGACAATAATATCGCCCTCCATTTCAAGAAGTTGGACATAGCCATTATCGTCGGCCTCGATCTTCTTGATCGCACCAGCCATCCAACCGCCATCTTCATCGTCGGGATCGGATGAACCCCGACTGGCCGCAAGTGCCAGATTTTCGTATCGTATGTTGTCAACCCAGATATGAGCCGGCCCGAGAACATGAGACGAATGAATGGACGGCCGCATGTCGTCCAGGTAGAGATTCTTGATGGAGCAGGGAACCAGAACTGGAATTTTCTGTGTTTCCTTCCTGCGCCCACGTGCCTCGTCAATATAGACGTTCTTTGTCTCCATGCGCCCGCGACCGACGCCCATCCCGTACTTGAAGCCCTCTGCGTTGATGCGATCCATGCGGGAGGGAAAATCGGTCTGCGCGAACTGGTGAAGAACAAAGCCCTCAACCAGCTTGTCAATGTTGTCCTGCGTCATAAGCGACGGGACTTCCGTCTGGTCGCCAAGGATAAGTGATTGCAATTCGACGGTTTGCAGGTAGTCGTCTGTCATCGCACCATGTGCACGAAAGAACAGCCCGGTATCCGGGAACATCAGCCTCCGTGCATCGGCCTTCAGAACCTCCAGGGCTTGCGCCTGAAGCGGTAACTCGACTTCCGACATCCAGTTTTTGTCTAGGTCGGGCTTTCCATTGGCCAACTTCTTATAGGAGACATCAGGCTCCATCGCGATCTGACGGTCAATGTCGGCCCAGATGCGCTCAAGACTGTTCCGATCCCGCTTGCGCTTGTTGTATTCATCAATGACAAATTCAGCGATGTAGTCCCAATCGCGCGCGTCAAACCTTCGCTTGGGAGAGACGGAAGCATCTTGCGTATCGACTGTCTTAACGTCAGATTGCGATGCCATCAATGCGCCCTTTTAAGCCTTTTCAACGCCGCCTTCGCATCCTTGCGGGCGGCATTCACGCGGGCCTCGCGTCTGAACTCAGACAAATTCATAAACATTGGTCGTCCGATATGGAGTTTGACCGTTGATCCAACGTCCTTGCCAAGCCACCAGAACGTGACGAACATGCCGGCTGGAAATTCTCCTGGCTCGACACCAAATCGCTGCCACTGAAAATGCGGGGCGGAAGAAAACCCGTCCCCGATAAAAAGCTCATAGTTCCCCGCCCGCTCACGCGGCAACAAATCGAGGCCGGCCCTCTTGAAACTTTCTTCCAGCTTTTCTCTCGACGTAATAATGGATTTCATAACCTGCTTGTCACTATCGGAGCAGAGGCCACGCTGCGTTGTGGTGTTATTTCGCCCTGCGTAACCGCATATCTCAGCATCATCACCGCGTAGAATGTTGCCTTAAGAATATCGTCACGCCTAGCGACAATCTTTGATCCGCCGTCATTCGTTTCTTTTGTGTGGTAAGAACGCTTTTCCTCAAACCATTCAGATAAATTTGAGAATACTTTGAACTTTCCAGTTCTCATTCTGTCGCGAATTTTGTCGATTATCGGCCACTGATCCTGTCCGCCGCCCTTTTCCCTGTCCTCGCCCTTGGCTTTTGCGTAGCGAGCCGACTTGCCGAGCATATTAACGCCATATTCGATATAAGCATCCTTGATCTTGCTGCCGCCGCTCTTTTCCGTGTTCAATCCGTCATGCGGCCATGCAACAGGAATCCACCTGTTGGACTTGTTGAACCAAGCGGCATGATAGGGGGCTAATTGTTCTTTCTCTTTGTAGCAATCAATAACGTAAACAATATCCTGATCGCGGTCGTAAGCAATTTCGGCGCCGGCCGCTGCATGTTCATAACCAAAATCGCAGCCCTTAATCCTTGCAAAATGATCCGGGATCGGAAACGGGTCACAAGAAATGCGATCATCAGAAATTGGAAAGATGGCACCCCTGCCCATCATGGGAATGCCCTGAGTACGGGCCGCGACCTCATGAGTGCGATAAGATGCTGCCCTCTCCTTTTTATCAACGTCACTCATATGCGGTGCGTCGTCCCAGGTGGCCCCCTTAACAAAAATCCTATGAGCAATCTCCTTCGGTGGTGACATAAAATGATCTACTAAGTCAGTCATACCGAGCAGAGGCGTAAACGTCACAAGAATCACACCATGCGATGTAATCGTTCGAGTTTGCGCCTCAGAGAAAATCTTATAATCATCCGGTTCTTCGTCCAGCCACACCACATGCGGAGCCGTGCCCTGCCATTTCTGCCAACCCATCTCGTAGGTTTTCAGAGTGCAGACAGAAACGCCGCCGGACCTGTGCTTGACCTTGAACGACTCAACTACGTTTTTGACGCCAGCCTGCCGCGTCTGGGGCTGGCCGATGATCTTCGCGCGCGGGACCATGCCTGTTCCTAAGCCGGCCCCCAGATCGCCAATCAATTCTGCCTGTACAATATCCCGCGATGTTTCATTCGTCGGAGAACCAGACCAAACCAACACTGGATAATCGAAACGCTTACCATTCCACCAATCGGGATAGTCTCCCGTCAGATGATAGGCCGACTCGGCTGCCGCACAGCGCGTCTTGCCGACGCGGTTGGCCGCCATCAACATCCGTTCGGGGTTATCTTTCCCGGCGTTGTGAAATTCTAGTTGCCACGGATATGGCTGATAGACAGCCAGACGATTTTCCCTAATACCGCGCCGATAAATGTCAGTTAGTGAGGCAAGCCTTGCTGCGTCAGACATTCGCCCATTTGCGCTCAAAAAGCTCTTTATTGCTACCACCATGCCACTTGGACGGAAGGCAGGCTATATGCTCAGTCACGCAATCATCCATGATTTCAAACTGTGTCTTGGCCATCCATAACCTCCACAGAAAATCGTTGTCCTCGTAGCCCTGCCCGTTGCGGTATTCTTCCGAGAAACCACCGACTTCCTCATAGAGCGAGCGCGGCAACATGGAGCAGAAATGAAATCCCGCCCCCTCCGGCCGACGTGCCCTGCCAACCTTCATATCCGGTGGCTCGCTCGTTGAATGGCAGTACCACCAGGAGCCGCCCCAGCAGGCAGCCGCAACGTAGGCCCTGCCTAATCCGTCAAGTCGAGCCTTCATACGCTGAAGGATCGGCTCCCTGTGCAACACTTCTGGATTAGTCAGAACAATCGTATCGCCGCGCGCCTCCGCAACGCCCCTATTGAAACAGACACAAGGATTAAGCGCATGATCCTTTGCCGGAAGCCTGATGATGCGGACAAACTTGTGATCTGATTGCGCCGGCTCCGGGGAGCCATCGTCAACTACGATAACTTCAATGTTATCGTAGAAATCCGCGTAGCGGTTCAGGTTCTTCTTAAGAATTGACTGCCTTCGCCAGTATGGCATCACCACGGAGATCATATTTTTGCGGGTTTTCCTCGACAGCCTTGGCAATAATCCCATTGCAGACAGAAACCCAATCAAGACTTACATAACCACGCGGCCCCGTTGCGGATGGAAGATCATAGCCAACTTTTACTAACGGGTAATCGCGTTTAGTAAACGATGATAGCCGCAGGTAGAAATCGAAGTCCTCGCCGGCATCCAGCGCCTCATCGAACCTCAGCCGGCGAGCTACATCGGCCCTGCAAAAGAACCCCATGCTCAGTGTCCCGCGCGAACCGTAAAGCGCAATGTCACGCCACCCGCAGGGATGGATGTTGCGCGCCCTTACCTTCGAGTCGAGACAAACGCTGCCGAACGTAGCTTCGGTGTTTGTATCAATACATGATACATCGCAACACATCCTGTCGTCGGCATCCAGAAAGAACAGCCATTCCGCCGAGGTCAAATCCGCGCCCCGGTTTCTGGCGGCCGAGCGCCCCAATGCGCCACCAGTATCATCTACAACAATACATTCCAGCCAAGGAGGAACGCTCTTTATCGCGGTTCGTGATATTTCCTCATGCCCCGGACCAATCGGAATAATTACTGCGGCTCGAATATCAGTTTGACTTCCGCGTATGGCTCGCTCAGTCCACAGCGGGACCATTGCACAAGTTTCCAATGGTTCTGTTCTGAAATACAACGCATTTCCTCAACATTGATATGATACTTGTGGTCCCCGAACAGGGGTCCGCCGTTATCCGCCGATGGCCCCACCAGGATCATGCGCCTGCGGGTCGCCCTCGCCATGTTGGCAAACAGCGCCGATAGGTATTTAGGCTCCGTATGATGCAGGATAGCCGTGGAGATAAGAACGTCGCACTCTGGCAGTTCGTCTTTGACGGCGTCAAGATTTAACCCCGGACGAGCCTCATCCCGGTCAACAAAGATATAGTCCCGACAGTCGATAATCTGGCGGCCGAGAACGCCGCGGTCGTGGCGAACACAGACCTCCATGACGACATCCGAAGTGTCAACTAATGGCTTACAACCTTTATAAACCTCCACAAGATAGCCAGCATAATGAGCCGGGTCGGCAAAGTGTAGCAATCCCTTCCTGCGCCAGAGAACTACCGTGCGGTGGGTCAGCGGCGAGGCTGTCTCCGCGACTTTGATGAAGTGCCTTTCGTGCGCTTCGTCCCGCTTGGATTTGGTGAAGGCCGGCTGCTTCTTGTCGGGTATGCAGCGCCGCGAGTCCCTGTTCGTTGCTTCAAATAATCCCTCCGTAAGTACCAAACCGCTACTAAGTTCCGCCAGAAGGTCCACATATTTCCATCCCCATTGCGCGTATGGATAGTGCGGGCCGTTGCCGATAAAGATTTTATCGAACGGCTTGGCGAACATGACCTCGCCAAAAGCACACCTGATAAAAGTGCCATCCGGCCTGAGTGTAAGGCAAAGCCTTACATATTCTTCATTCGTATCAATGCCGGTAACTTCCCCCTTATGCAGCAGGGAAAAGAAGCCCTTGTTGCACCCGACATCAAGCAAATTGCCACTGTCAAAGAACCCAGGAGCAATTTCGTTGAAAACGTCCAGGCGCCTCCTAAGATCGCCGGTAGGTATCAGTCCATCAAGCTGGTATGTATGGGTCGGCGGGTAGGCAATCCCGTCGATCCATTGTTGCAATATCGAATTGCGTTCCGGCCCAGATGCCGTAATAAACGGTGCCGTTGTAGATGGCTGGATTGGCTCCATTACAGAGGTATTTCACTTTCTTCCCATCGTGATCTGCGCTGTAAAGCGCCCACCCGGAAGGTGCCGCCTGACATTCCCGGCGCGCCTCGAAAATCAGTCCGAGGTCATCCACAAAGGCATTGCCAAGTTCTGCTACGTCGCCCCAATGATCTATCAATACCCGCCCGTTTTTATATAACTTGGCGTGCGGGGCGTTGTCTGTGTAGTAACAATCAGTCCCGAACATAAATGGCTGATGGGGACCGCTACCACCCTCGGAATAAACAATCATTCCGTTATGATAGTGCCCCAACCGCAGCCACGATCCGGTTTCCCTTACAATCGGCTCATATAGCGTTAAACCTTCATCAAAGATGTATCCGACATCCAGAATGAAGTTTAGCGCCCGGTAATGCTTCCCGGCCGAAACAAGCGCCCTACTGTCCGAGTAGGGCACAAAATCCTCAATCACGCACGGTCCATAGTTCGGCATGGTCAAGGTGTTTAACTTGTACCGCGCCATCAAACGAACCGGCCCTCCATCTGTTCTGCCAGATCGGCTCCGTCAGATCGGCTTTGACACGCATAATCAGGTTTTGCCGGCCGTTTGGAACCATATGCCATCCGACAAGAAGTTCTTTCACGACCCTGCGGGCCTCCGCATAAATCCGCTGCGCCGTCTCCAGTGTCGGCACATGTTCAAGAACCGCAACCATCAATCCGACTTCGTGACTCTTGTTCTCCTGTGTCGCAAGGAAATCAAGAATGCCGGAGACAATGAACTTATGTCTCGGATTATCGCGTTTGGCGATATTGACCAGTTCCTCTGAGCAATCGACCCCAAGATATTTGTCGGGGTCGTACAACTCGGCAATCCTGATTCCCTTGCCGCATCCGAGGTCTAATAACTGGCGGCCAGCCACAACCGATGCCACCAAGTCCCGCATCGGATGCGTACTGACCGCCATGAAGCGTTCGGCTTCTTCCGGGGTAATCCGCCGAAAGAACTCCGCCGCCTCATCCGTATATGGCTGCAAAGCCTTCCTTGCCTTCTATGATCTTCCAGCCGTCAAAATCATCCGGTGTCCACCCGGAACGATGCGTCTGCCACTCAACTTGTCCGAGGCCCCACTTGTCCTCGTCCTGTGGCACAAACCCGTTCGGGGTGTAGATCATAACCCTGTCAGAACGCATCATGGCACATCCGATGGCACTGTTGGCGTCCTCGCGCTCCATATGCTCGATAACATCAAGCATCAGGATCATGTCGGCGTATGGCGCCGAGTAAATCCCGTCAGCTGCCTCTGTCTCGATTACTTCATAACCATTATCGCGGAGTATTTCCGCATATACATGACACGGCTCGACACAGATATGCCTCCTGGCATTGACCCATGTCGCCGGCCTTATGCCAGCTCCTATATCAACAATAAGCTTCGGGCTTCCTATGTGACCCTCAAGCCCCGCAAGGTCTGGAACCAATGTGTGCTTATACAAAGCCAACATGCTTGGGTGCCTTCTCAAGCATGAAATTAATGACACGATTTTTGTCGTTAAACTGACAATGATGACATTTGCTGGCATCAAAATCGTAACGGCGGTGCGACTTGATCCAATCCTTGAACGACTGTCTGCTCAAATCGCCAATCTGGCCATGCGTCGTGTAGGCGTTAGTGCAGCAGGTGTAGACTTTCTGATCGCCGCCGATGTAGAGAACAAACTGCTGCTCACCACAAAAAGAATAATCGGGCTTTCCTAAAACCAAGTCCTCAATGCGGTTGCCAAAAAAATCAACCACCTTAAAAGAATCAGTCGCAAGCGCCGCAGCCAGTTCCCTCTGCTCGCGTATATTGTCAAGAATGTCGTCATAATAGCGCGCCCCGAACTCGGAGAACATCGCACTGATACGCACATATGGGATGCCGGCATCCCTGACCAGTTTGCAAGCATCCACCAGTTCGCTGTAGTTCTCGCGTGTAACCACAAATCCAATACCAACAAGCGGCTTCTCGAAAGTGGCTGCCAATTTGATATTGGCGATGACTTTCGGCCATTGCTTCGAGGCCCTGATCCGCCGATACGTTTCCGGCGTCCCCGCATCAAGGCTGACACGCAGCCAGTCAAGCCCGCGAAAAACCCCATCATCCCTCAATTTAACGGCATTGGTGACAAGGCCGGTCTGTAGCCCAAGCTGTTGAGCCTTACCGATAATCTCAATGTGATCTGGGTGAACGGTCGGCTCACCCCCACCAGTGAACTCGATTGACGTTACGCCAAGCTCCGCACAATCATTAAGGATTTCAATTGCCTTGGCTGTCGGAATAAACCTGACCGGATTCCTGTTTCCTTCCTCATCGGCAAACTTCTCGGTGGAAAAGCCGCCACTCATCCGATAAGCGCAGAAATGACAATCCTGATTACACAAATCAGAAATAATCAACTGCACATGCGTTGGTACAATGTCTTTTCCTTCCCGAAGCGCCGCAATCTTCTCGATATGCCATGCGGCCTTCAACGATGAAAAGACGTTCATAAAATCCAGTTCACATCCCTGGGGCGCGGCTTACCGTGAAAACAGACTACGCTTGCGTCCGGTTGTGGTGCTTTCTTCCAATGCACCTTGTAACTCACGATCTTACCGGGCAGTTCTTCCTGCCAGCGCGCGGCCCTATGTTTCCAGAACTGGCTCAAAAATCCACCGTCGCCATTCCCGCCATGCTTCCTGATATGAAATTCAGGATCGGCTATCCAGCTTCGCCAAATCTGGTCCCTGTCGGACTCCGGCACAAACATGACACCGGACGCCATGTAGTTTGGCCTTGGCAAATTAAAGTCGGCAAGAACGGTGAGCCTTCCGATAAACAGGCTATCGATATTGCCTCGTACAACCGTGTCTAAATCCAGATAAAGAAAATCCCCCGTCACCGAGGGATCGAATATCGCCATCTTGGCCCACCAACGCGGCCAGGGAGGTTCCTCAATTACATCCAGTTCAAAATTGGAACAGTACAGGTCTAGGCTGTCCGTCAGCCTGTCAACATAATCAAAATCGTAATCCTGCGAACGCTTGAGAACGAGAACAATCTTACGGGCCACCAAGCCATTCCTTCGTTCGGCCTGACATTGACCTAACTTTCTTATCGAACGCCAAGTCTATGGCTCGCCTCCAGTGGTGGTCCCTGTCGTCCATCTTGCTTCCTGCGGCTTCGCTTGAGGCAAACTTTGTCTTGCGCCAGTGCGGTTCGCCGTTGTGCGGGCCGTCATCAAGAGGTAGGCCGCAAAGAACGATGCGGTCATAACCAAGACCAACGCCCACAAGCACCGCACCAAGACCAGAAGTACCATGTCCACCCCACGGCCAGCGATGGTCCGCGCCCACGTTACAAGAGTGCGTAATCCATGAAGGCGAAAACTCGCGAGTATATTCATCGCGCCTCGCCGCAATCGAAGCATTGATGACGCGCGGAAGGTTGGAGTACCAGTGATTGATCCAGCCGGGGAAAGTCTCCCCAAGCTTGTTCACCACCATTATGTCCCAACCATCCTTCCTGACCCGGCCCATGTGGCTATCGTCACGCGCACCGAACAGTTCCAGATCAATCCAGACACATTGCGCGTCACCGCAGACGATAAGGTTTTTCCCCCTGTATGTTCCGGCAATTCTCGGCAGCGGAAAAGAAAACCCGCCATAACCCGTCATCAGGTCTTTAAGCCCCATACGGGTAGTTGCCCCAATGCTTGAGGCGCACCATCGGGTGCATCATCACCTTAAAACCCGCTTCCCTGGCGATACGACAGAAATGGTAGTCCTCGCTCTCAAGTCCGCCGTTATGGATCGGGGTCATATAGAGGCCGGGCACCATGCCATTCGGCCCCTCGTAGTGTTCTACCTTTCTAGCCAGAGTTTCTACCACCTCTCGCTTGATGCACATAAAGCCAGTCCCAGCCAGATCAACCTCAATCGGGTCGTCACCGTACTGGTCAAGATTGTGAACCAGCGCACCATCCTTCCATGCGGCAAAATACTGCTTGTCAGGTTTCTTCATTGCATAGACGCCAACACCAATATCGGCATCCATGTTCCAGACTTTCGCTATGTCGTCTGGAGTAAATTCAATGTCGGAATCTATCCAGAACTGATGCGAATAGCCCGTATTGAGAAACGAAGCCGTCATCTCGTTTCTGGCCCGGTTTATCAGGCTCTCGTTCCAGCTAATTAGCCAGTCGTGATCTATCTTCTCTGCCGCAAGAACGCTTGTCAGGGTAATACATGATCTAAGATAGGCCGGCTGGACATTCCCAACGTAGCATGGCGTGGAAAATACCGGACCTATTGCAACCATGACTTCGGAATGGTTAGCCGCTTGACCAATTTAGCCGGCTGGCTCTTTGTCGCCGTAGCCCTTTCCTTGGTATCCGGCTTAGGAATATTCCACTCGGTAACTTTCTTCTTCAAACTTGACAGTGGCCCCTTATCTATCATCAAACAATTCACCGGATGTAAGCTGTAGTTAGTCGTAGCAATTGCATTATCTGGGACTGGCGCACTTGCGGCCAGAATCAAATCCCCCAAGAAAGAGCCGGAGCCATCGAGATTGGCGAGTGCTGCCAAAATCCCATTTAGATTTGCCGACAAATTTCCGCTGCCCGCAAATATCGCCTCTGCCATTATCGGGGCGCGAGACGATGCGTCTCCAGATAATCCGCCAACACCAGCAAACTGAGCAGCCGCCGCCAAATTCAATAGCGCCGAAACAGACAGACCGCCAGAACCGGAAAGATTGGCCTCTATCTGATACGCAAGTTTAGAAAGACTACCAGATAGATTCCCAGAGCCAGCCAACGTGGCTGCACTAATTTCGATTAGTCGCGCACTTGCAGAAAGCGCGCCAGCCCCAGGCAGGGTCGCTGCGGCAACCTCAGTTAACAGACCACGTCCAGACAATCCCCCATCCGAAATAGTGCCGCCCGATCCACCGCGTACCGTCATATCAGCTTAACGTGATCTTGAGCGCACCCGCCGCGAACGCCGGGTTATCGGCCGACTTGCAGCCTACGTTTGCCGACCACGTTCCCCATGCCAGTCGCGTTCCGCCGACAGACCTATCATATAAATTCCACCCAACCGCAGTAGCGGCCGCCGTTGCGGTTCCCGTAACCGCATTCAAATTGGTGGCACTCATCTGCGGGCTGTTCGCAGCCGCAAACGTCACCGTCATGCGAGGGCTGAACGGACCATCAAACGCAGAGGCCGATGTTGGCGAAGCAGTAGCCCACTGAACCCATCTT